CGCCAAACACGGCTTGTACGGCCGCGTGAAAGTGACGTCAGAGCACCTGCAGCAGATGGTGCGCAACTTCGATGCGGGCACTTACGGCCAGACCATCTTTTTCGATGTTGAGCACCGCTCTGACAAAGGCGCTGCCGGCGAGATCACTGCATTGCGTTTTGACGGCGAATACCTGCTGGCCGATGTGACCTGGACGGCGCACGGTGTCAGCGCGATCAAAGACAAACGCCACGAGCTAGTGAGCGCCGAATTCACAGAAGAGTTTACCGACCCAGAGACAGGCGACGAGGCTGGGGCTGTATTATTTGGCGCCGCGCTCACTACCCGCCCCTTTGTCAAACGTATGCAACGGGTGCAGCTGTCGGAAGACGGCGGCACCACCACCATTTACACCCCTGACTTACCCGACGAGACCAACGCTATGAACGCCAGACAACGACTACTAGCCAAGCTGCAAAGCCTGGGCCTGAGCGAAGCACACCAGCAGTCGCTGCTGGCCAAATTTGACAAAGCCGCGATTACATTGTCCGATCAGCTTGAAGCGCTTGAAGCGACAGCCGATGCAATGATCGACAGTGCCAAAATCATTGCAGCGGCTATTGTTCAGCGCGGCGCCAGTGATACGCCCTCCACCGAAACCACCACGCTCAGCGAGGAGAAAGTAGCCGACATCGTCGCCACCAAACTCGCCGAGGCCGAAACCGCCCGCACCCAAAAGCTGGCCGAGCAGGCCAACAAAGAAACAGCTGCCCGCAAGGTATTCACCGACGCCGTTGCCGCTGCCGAATCACTCGACGAGGAGACCCGCACGGCGCTGTCCGAGCAAGCCCCCGAGTTGGTGAGCGCCGGTATGTCCGATGCCGCTATCAAAAAGCTCGCTGATACGCTTGTAAAGTCAGCCGAGCGCGAAGAAGCCGCCAAAAAATTGGGCTCTATGGGGTTCACCCCGCCCACTGTCGGTGGCACACCACGTATCAGCGTAGATCACACCAACGAAGTGATGCGTTTTAGCGAGCAAGTTTATGCTGGATTGCGCCAAACATCCTCTTTCGCCACCGGAAAGTTATGCCTCCCCGCCGAAGACAATCTAAACAATCTGGCCAAGCAATACCTGAGTGCCTTTAATGCAGAACACGCTCCAAGGCTTTTGCAAGAAGCCAGAATGCTATCCGATGTCGGCCAAGCCAACGTGGGGCAGTATTGGATTCCTGAGAGTTTTACTCGCGAAGTAATTCGTGAGGCTCTGGCCGAACTAAATATCTTCCAGTTACTGCGTACCGTGGTTGAACCTTCTCAATCGTCAACCTTCAACGTGCCCTACGAAATTACCAACCGGGGTGAGATCCGAGACAGAGCGGTATTGGTTGAGCGCCAGATGTACCCCCGTGTCGCTTCGCGCACCGCCCGCGACATTGGCTATTTGCTGAAGCGCGGCGCGATGATCGATGTGTCCGAAGAGGCTGAAATGTTCACACGTGGTGGCCCAGTAAACTACGATGCCTGGGCCTCAGCACTGGCACGCTGCTCACGCATCATGCGAGAGATAATCCATGCCGATGCGGCAAATCATTTGCTGCGTATCAACGACAGTGCGGGTGCACTGCCCACCACCGCTGAAACACTGGATTATGCAAACACCGATGACAGTGTCATCAAGCTTGCTAACTTTCCGCTAGTGCAGCCGCACCAAATGCGGGATTTAAATGGCAACGCAATAGGTGCCGCCGACAACCCGATTGTGCTCACTATTGGGGGATCCGTCATCCCCATGTTCACGGGGGAGCCAGGCCTTGCGGCAGGCACCTATTATGTCGTGCAGGAATACAACCAAGGCTTGCTGAGGCTTGTTGATGAGTTGGGCGTGCCTGTGACTGACAAGCCTGCGGGCACCATTGACTACTGGTATTCGACAAATGTCACTCGATTTAACACCGACGTGCCCGCGAACACGGAAAATGAAAAACATCTGAATCGTCTGCTGCAGGCAGTGGGACAGGGCAAGTCGCGAATGATGCAGGACCAGTATTTCCAGCCTGACTATGTGTTGATGGCGCACACTGTCGACGACAACCTCAGCAATGCACAGCAATTTGTGCAGACACTGAAGGTGCCCGGCAGTGAGTCAAATGCCAAGGGCGTGCGAAAAATTAAAGATTTACGCACCGTAACTGCAGCTGCGCCGGGCATGAATTTGGGCGAGAACCGCATACTCATCGGCATCAGTGGTAATAGCACATACCACGTCGCCAAGCCTTGGAGCTTCGGGCAGCCGCGCCCCGCCGATGTGACTGATGCAGCAGGCGATGCGAGATTCACCGGCGCAACGGTCACGCACGCCAATGAGTTTAGTGGCATTCATACGCCGTCACCTCATCACGGTCGATCAACGAGTATTCTGGTGTATAGCGCCGCTGATCGCGAAGCTCTCTGACAAATTTGTCTTAGATAACTGGGAATTATTATGTTTCGATTTGTGAACACGACCGAAACCCCGCAGCTGCGGGGATCGAAGATCATCCAGCCGGGTGATAGTCGAGTGATTGACAAGGTTGATGTGCTGCCGACTGATGTAACTGAGGGCTTTCATGTGTACCCAGCTATGCTGGGTATCGCAACTTCTGACACTGAGTCTGCAGCCGTTGATTTGACCACCATCCTCACCGGCAACGTCGGCGAGGTAAAAGCCGTTTTGCTTGGGCTAGACGACCTAGCGCTCATCGAGATCGAGAAGCTAGAACAGCAGGGCGGCAAGCGCCAAGGCGTGCTCGGTGCAATCGCCCAGCTGCGCGTCGAACGCGCCGAAACGGCCAAACAGCTGGAAGACGATCTGATCAACGGGTTGCCTGATAAAAACGATGACGAGCTCGCGGAATTGGCGATTTTGCACGCCGACAACCAAACTCTCGTCGCTGCTATCGGAGCCGAGCAAGATAAACGGACGTCCGGCTGATGATCACCCGCGCCGCCCTTGTCGTATCATTGCAGGCTAGCCTGCACGATGCTGCGCACCCGTTTGGTGAGGACGGCGCGGTGTACGATCGCTGCATCACGGTTGCCCTGCAGGCATTCACGCGCCTGCGTCCGCGACGCGAGCAGTTAGAGGTTGCCTGGAGCTTTGGTAGTGCAGGCCATGACGTGCCGGCAGACACCCTGGCGGTGGCGCTGGTGCAATGGTCAGAAGCCGACGTCGCACGCTGGCGCTCGGGCGGCAATTTGGCACCGCCAGCGCCCTTGCAAGCGAGCATCAGCCAGGGGGCCACTGGCCCAAAGCTGCGCCTAGCCGCGCCACTCCACGGCCGCGCCCCAAGCGCTGGCACGGTGTGCGTCACGCTACACCGACCGCATGTGCTGCGCGCGGATGATGCAGACACCGATACCCACACCACAATCCCCGACACCGATTTTGATTTGCTGCACTTACGTGCCCAAGCAGAAGCCCTGCGCGAGCTCGCCAACCGGGGTGTGACCAAGCCAGTCGCATTGCGCGACGGGCAGAGCCAAGGCCCGCGCAACGGCACACCGGCAGCCCTGTACGAGCGAGCGCTACACGAGTGGCGCGAGGCCATGGTGGCCTGATGGATATCCGCATCAGTGCAGACACCTCCTTAGCGGCGGCTATCCGTAAGGCTCCGTCCGACGTAGAAAGGCAACTGCGGCCTGCCTTGTTACGCAGTGCAGGTGAGGTAGCCCGAGAGATGAAACGCGGTGCGGCCAAGGCCCACAGCGTGCTGACTAATAGCATCAATGCCGAGCTGACCGGCCCGCTAAGTGCCCGCGCCGTGGCTGGTGCCGCACACGGCGCTTATGTTGAGCACGGCACAGGCCCGGGCGGCAGCCCGCCGCGCCAAAGCCTGCTGGATTGGATGCGCGTGCACGGCATCGCCACCGGTGATGATGCCGAGGACAACCGCACTGCCTTTTTGATTTCCCGTGCCATTCACAAGCGCGGCACCCGCGCGCAGCCCTTTGCGGCCCCCGCGAGGGAAAAAACAGCGCCTGCTGTTCAAAAGCGGTTAGATGCCGCCGTGCGCAGGGCGCTTGCCGCAGCGGGGCTGAGCTGATGGCCCGCACTTTAGAGCAACAGCTGCAGTGGCTGGCCGACTCATTCGGCGAGTATTTGCAAGCCCAGCAAAGCACCGCCGTAGTTACAAGAGACTTTCGCAACCACAGCGAGCTCGCTCGCAGCGACCTCACGCCTGGACGGTGGACGCTGGTGGCGTCAGGCGGCAGTGGCTTTGACCAATCCACCGACCTCGATATGGCCCTCAACGAGGGGCGTCACGGTGTCGCACTGATTTTCCAATGCCTAGAGCCAGAAGCAAACACCCCTGCGCAAGTTGAGCAACGCGTCAATGCCGCCTTCGAGCACCTGCGCGGCTGGCTAATGCTTGGCTCCTGCAATTTGTATCTGGCCAGCTACGATCGCTGCCGCCAGTTCGATCACCCCTACGGCTGGTTTGCAGCCAGCTTGTATTTTACGGAGTAACCCATGGCCATCACCACCGGACGCGGCGCGCATATTGTGTTTCAGCAATCGCCCGCCACACCCTTTGCCAGCGTGCCGGGCACGGTTGACGCCGTGCGCCTCGGTATTCAAACCGGCGTTGCTATTCGCGACGGCAGCAGCCCACGTGCCAGCGCCGACCTAGACACCACCGTGTTGCCACGGCAGAGCAGCTGCGTAGACCCAGATTGGCAGGGCGATTTGCCTTTCAGCGATGACCTAAACTTAGTTGGGTACTTGCTCTGCTGGCTGTTCGGCGGCCCCATTACCGTGGCCGACGGTGGCAACTACAAACACACCTGGGAACTGGCGCTGCGCAAGCCCGACGCTGCTTTAGTAGAGCTTGTCTACGCAGACCCCTTGCTGGCCCGCCGTTGGCTGGGGTGTTTTATCAGCTCGCTCGCCTGGGGTGTCAAACAGGGCGAGGGTTTCCGTGCCAATATGCTCGCGGCTAAATCAGCCGACCCGCAACCCGCCGCGCCCTGGGACACCGTCAGCGGCGCGCTAGACGTGCTGCCCGAGAGCAAAGTCTGCGACCGTCGCGGCGAGATCGCCAACACACTTGGCACCAACACACTCGGCAAAATCACCGACAGCAGCATCGAGATCACCCGCGACATCAGCTTGATCAACGTCGCCGACGGCACACTCGGCGCAGGCGGTATTGACTACGGTGGTTTTAACATCACCGGTAGCGCGCGCTACTACTTTAACGACGGCATGCTCGACCAAATCCGTCTCGATCGCGACTTGACCCGGCTTGTATTGGTAAAAACATCCGAAGAACCCGACCACCAGCTCAAGCTGGTATTACCTAAGGTCGAGTTTGACCCGCCTGCCTTTGAAGTGCCCACCGCCACGGGCGTGGTGCAGTCGGCTGGGTGGCGCGCGGTCGAGGTCAACGGTGCGGGTTTGCCCACGGTAGAGCTGATCAACGGCGTCGACGCCTACACCTGGAGCTAGCCGTGCTTGTTATTAATGCCCCACCGCGTTGGGTGGATTGGCCAGAAGGTGGCGGTGCCGCCTTTCTGATTCGTGGCCTACAAGAGGATGACCGCAAAGCCATTCTCGACGCCACCTGCACCCTTGCGCACGACGCCGAGGGCAACCCCTACTTGCAGCGCGACGAGCTAGCCTACGCGCAAAAAATAGCCGCCACCGTGGTCAGCGACTGGCGTGGCGTGAGCATTAACGGCAAAAGCAAATTCAGCCCTGCGCTGCTCGAGCAAGCCATGCAAGCGCGTGAGGTGCGCAACTTCGTCATTGCCCAAGCGCGCAAACTGGGGGCGGTGGTTGACGATGAGGAAACCGCCGCAAAGGAAGACTAACGGCGCGGCTATTGTGGCATTTACAGGGCCGCGCCGAAGTAGTACCCGACTTGCAAGCGGCTGGAGCACTCACAGCTGCCGATTTAGAGCCACACTGCCAATGGGAGGCCAGTATATGGCTCCTGTACGTGCAACTGCGGCACGCGCAGGGCACCAGCGGCGGCTTCGACCGCAGCGCAGCCATCGCCCACGCCCAAGCCGAGGGCTGGCAAATGCCCCGTGCGTTGCGTTTACTCGACCACCTACAGGCGCATGCCTTGAGTTTCAAAAAGCCCAATGACTAAGCCGATTAAAATAGACATCGTAATTGGTGGCAAGAGCTACAAAGGAGAGCTCGAAGCCGTTGCCGTGGCGGTGGATAAAATCGGCGACGAAGCCCAGCAGAGCGGTCGTCAGCTCGACGGCATGAACAAGTCGGCCCGGGTGAGCAAAGTTGGCCTTGATCAGCTTGGCGGCGCCGTCACGTTGCTCGGTGGTGCCATCAGTGTGCTGGCATTGCAAGAACTGGGCACCCAATTCCTGACCATTGCAGACAACGCCGCGACGTTAAAAGCGCGTGTGGAGCTCGCCAGCGAGGGCCTTGGCGACGCTAATACCAACATGCAAGCCCTAATAGGGCTCAGTGCAAACGCCGGTCAAGACTTAGGGCAAGTTGTCACACTGTTTGAGAAAATGACTCTAGCCGCCGAGGGACTGGGGGCGAGTAACGATCAGCTGCTCCAGGTCACCGATACCGTCTCCAAGCTCACAGCAGGCGTTAAGCAGAACAACGCTACTGCAGCTCTGCAACAGCTAGGCCAAGCGCTGGGTAACGACATCATATTGGCCGAAGAGTTCAACAGCATCCAGGAGAACACACCACTGTTGCTTAGCACAGTAGCTAACGCGCTGGGCATGAACACCACCGAGCTCAAAAAACTACAACGCGCTGGTGAGCTTACTTCCGATATGTTTTTTAATGGACTACTGCTAGCCCAAGATGAAGCAGACAGACGGTTCTCAAAGATGCCGCGTACTGTGGAAAAGGCGAGCACTGCACTTGATACGCGGTTGGCGGTCGCGATCGCGAAACTAAATACCGAATTGGGCGTTAGTGAAAATGCCGTTGGGTTTATTGATGATTTGGCAGAACTGATCAAGGACATCACCCCCTATATTGCTGACTTTGGCGACGAGCTAGTAGCCGTTGGTGCAGGACTAGCTACCTTGGCTGGGGCCACCGCTGCAGTCGGTGTGCTGAAGGCACTGGCGTTGGTGCTAGGCACCCTTGCTGGGCCTGTGGGTTTGTTTGCCGCTGCGGCAGCGGGTGCTGTTTATTTTATGTCGGTGCTGGAAAAAATGCCTGGCAGCGTACAAGAGACCAAGTCGGCCATTGCGGAGTTAGAAGCCGAGATTGCTGCGTTGAATGCTCAGGCATCTGCGAACACAGCTGATGATCCCGAAGGTTACGGCTTTTTTAACGACATTGCGCAGGCAAAAATTAACGAGCTAAAAGAGCTCAAATCACACTTGCAAAAGCTGCAGGACGAAATCGACGGCGGATCAAACCTACCAACCGCCAGTGCCACAGGTCCCACTTTCTCGACCCCGACGGGGGGGCGCACAGCTCCGGCCGCCAGCACAGAGAGGGGGCGGCCCGCTAAATTTCAGGCCAACCCCTACGACACCACAGGCCTACTCGAATATGCCGCTAGCCGCCGCGATGGCTGGCTGCTCGACGAGGAGACGGCCCAGCGCGAAACCGACCGGCTGTTGGCGCTGGCCGAGGAGCATCGAAAGCACACAGAGGCTGTCGCCGAAAAAGCAGAAACGGCGGCCAAAGACCTACAAAAAGCCTGGGACAGCTTCGGCGACGGCCTGAGCCAATCACTAGCCCGCAGCCTGCTGACCGGCGAAAACATGGTCGATGACTTCCTGGCCAATATAGCCGAGAAAATCATTCAGGCGCAGATTCAAGACAACATTGTCGGCCCGCTGATCGGGGCCATGAGTGGCAGCGCTGCTGGCGGTCAGGGCGGCTGGTTAGCGGGTTTGGTCACCAGCGTATTTGCCGGCGGTTACGCCACCGGCGGGCAGATGCCAGCCAACCGAGTCGCTCTGGTCGGCGAGCATGGCCCCGAGCTGATCCACACCGGCGCGCGCGGTGGCTATGTACAGCCCAATGCTGGCGCAGGCAATGTGCAAGTGCTGATCACCAACGAGAGCTCGGCTGAGGTAGCGGGCACCGCCGCCACGGCGCACCAAACGCCCGACGGCTTGGTGGTGGGTATTGTGCTCAGCGACATCAACGACAACGGCCCCATCAGCCGGAGTCTACAAGCCAACCTAGACGTGAGGCCACGCACATGAGCACTTGGCCCGCGGGCGGCATCATCATCGGCACCTGGCAAGCGTCGGCGCCCGAGGTCGAGCGCGTGAGCATGGAGAGCGGCCCCGGCAAACAAACCAACTCAGAGGGCACCGCCACTATCTCGATGCCGGTGACCTACCATTTTGAGGCTGCCGCATGGGCCGCCTGGAAAGCATGGTATTTGTCCGACATCAACCGCAGCGGCTGGTTTACCTGGACCGAGCCCGATGAGGGCACCACCGTGCGGGCGCGTATCAAAGGCGGCTTGGTTAAGTGGGGCCCCACAACCACCACCAAGGCCTGCTACCGGGCCAGCATGACCATCGAGTACCTGCGCTAGCAGCCACAGCGGCCCCTCCCACAGCAAGCCCATTGTGGCAGCTTGCACCCATGGCCAGAAACTACTCAAACGTCGCCCGCGAAGCCGTGCACGGTCTTACCACCACCGAGCGCCCATTGTGGCTGCTGGAGATTGAGCACCCAAAATTGCAGCCGCCGGCACGCACCTGCGAGGGCACCGAAATTATCACTCACCTGGGCAATGAATTTTTGCCCGCACCGTTTAGCTTGCAACCGCCTGATGCAGGCAGCGGCCCAAGGGCCAAATTGAGCATTCACCACCCGCGCGCCATGTACTGGGCCGAGCGGGCAGGGGGCGGGGCAGAGGCCACCGTGCGGCTTATTCACGTGCTGCCCAGCGAGCCTGACACGGTGTTGGTGGAGTACGACAACATCAAAGTACTGGCGATGAACGGCAATGGCCACGCGCTCCACGTGACCATCGGGTATGGCCACGACCTGCGCCAGCGCTTAGTCGCCGCCGATCACGATTCTGTGTTATCACCGGGCTTGCACTGATGCGTAATTTGAATCGGATCATCGTGCACTGCACCGCTACCCGATCCACGTGGATGTCAGCGCCTCCAATAGCTGCCAAAGTGTCAGAAATCCGCAATTGGCATCGCGAAAAAGGCTGGCGTGATATCGGATATCACTACCTGATAGACCGCGATGGCACTGTCGCCCCCGGTCGGCCTCTTGAGCAAGCTGGCGCCCACACTCGCCACCACAATGCAGATTCGATTGGCATTGCGCTGGTAGGCGGGCATGGCGCCAGCAAACACGACAGCTTTGATGAGCATTTTACCGCCCAGCAATCTCACGCACTACGCGGGTTGATCTACGACCTGGAGCTGGAACATGGGCCGATGGCGGTGATGGGTCACAACCAGTTCGCGCACAAAGGCTGCCCGGGTTTTGAGGTGAGCGTTTGGCTGAGGTCGGGCCGATGACCCATTGGTCTGACGCCTACCTGGGCACTCCCTACGCCACAGCCGATTGCGGTCAGCTGGCGGCACAAATCGGCGTTGAATTGTTCGGCGCCAAGCTGCCAGCTCACCCACACCCCACCGGCCCCACAGCGCACGCCGAGGCGCTGCGCGAGGTGGTGCAGCAACACCTAGTGCCCGCCACCGAGCCTGCCGATGGCCAACCGGTGGTGATGCGACGGGGCCACTTTTGGCATGTGGGTGTGGTGTGCAAGCTGGGCCGTGGCTGGTGGGTATTGCACGCGCTGCGCCATCCGGGGCGCGCTGTGCGCACGCCACTGGCGCGAGTAGCTGAGTTGGGCTTGCAAATCGAAGGGCACTACCGATGGCCGAGCTAGTTTTTCACGCGCTGCCGGGTTCGACCGGCCGAACCGCGCACACCCCGGTGCAGGTGTTGCCAGATGAAAGCTTGCACAGTGTGCTGGCACGGGGCGGGGTGCCGATTAGCGCCATGCCGCTCTATGTGCGCCTCGATGGCCGCGAAGTGCGCAGCAGCGACTGGTGGGACACCGTTGTCTCCGACGACGCCCGTATTGATGCTCAGCCGCTACTGCAGGACACGGGTGGCGGTGACGGCGGCAGTGACCCCGTGAGGGCACTGCTGATATTGGCCGTCGCTGTCGCCGCGCCGTGGGCAGCTGGGGCACTAGCTGCTAGCTGGGGCATGGGGGCTGTGGGGGCCGCCGTGATCGGTGGTGTGCTGACAGGCGTCGGCATGGCCGCCGTCAATGCTCTAGTACCGCCGCAGGTACCAGAGATTACTCAAAACTTGCCCGGCGAGGGCGCTGCGCCCACCTATGCCGCCCGCAGCCTGGGCAACCGAGCGCGGCCCGATCAACCGTTGCTACTGATTAGTGGTACTTACCGCGTGGTCCCTGATTTGCTGTGTGCGCAGTGGCGCAGCAACACCCGCGCTGACATCATCAGCGACCGCAAGGCCTCGATATTTGGGGTGTACTCGATGGGCCTCAACACCACCACTGGCGCGGGCGATCGTCT